TACAACAAGGATGCAGCCAACAGCGCCGTCTCCTTTATCAACTGTTTAAAGCATACCAAGGGCGAATGGTATGACATGCCCTTTGACCTTATCGATTGGCAGGAGCAGATTATCCGTGACTTGTTTGGAATATTAAAGCCTAACGGTTATCGTCAATTCAATTCAGCGTATATTGAAATACCAAAAAAGCAAGGAAAAAGCGAGCTTGCAGCAGCAATCGCGCTGCTGCTCACCTGCGGGGACTATGAGCATGGCGGGGAAGTATATGGCTGCGCTGCAGACCGTCAGCAGGCGTCCATTGTGTTTGATGTTGCAGTTGATATGGTGGAGCAATGCCCTGCATTAAAAAGCCGAATTAAACCGATTCTTTCACAGAAACGGCTGGTGTATAAGCCGCTGAACAGCTTTTATCAAGTGCTGTCCGCGGAAGCGTATACCAAGCACGGTCTAAATGTGCATGGCGTAGTGTTTGATGAACTGCACGCTCAGCCAAACCGGCAGCTTTTTGACGTTATGACTCACGGCTCCGGTGATGCAAGAAAGCAGCCGTTATATTTTTTGATCACCACTGCAGGCAATGATCAGCATTCCATCTGTTGGGAAGTACACCAAAAGGCACAAGATATTTTAGAGGGACGTAAACACGATCCGACTTTTTACCCTGTGATTTATGGTGCCAAGGAGAACGAGGATTGGACTGATCCAAAGATATGGAAGAAGGCCAACCCCTCAATCGGTATTACAGTAGACATCGAGAAAATCCAAGTTGCCTGTGAGAATGCAAGGCAGAATCCCGCTGAAGAAAACCTGTTCCGTCAGCTTAGGCTCAATCAATGGGTAAAGCAGAGTATACGATGGATGCCTATGGAGAAATGGGACAAATGTGCATTCCCAATCGACGCGGATTCTTTGCGTGGGCGCGAGTGCTATGGCGGACTTGATCTTTCTTCCACAACTGATATCACCGCTTTTGTGCTTGTATTCCCACCGCTGGATGAAGCGGACAAGTATCATATTTTGCCGTTTTTCTGGATGCCGGAGGATAACCTTGATCTTCGAGTACGGCGCGACCATGTTCCGTATGACATATGGGAGAAACAAGGCTTTCTGAAAACTACCGAGGGTAATGTTGTTCATTACGGCTTTATTGAAAGCTTTGTTGAGGAACTTGGTACAAAATACAATATTAAAGAAATTGCCTTCGACCGCTGGGGAGCTGTTCAGATGACGCAGAATCTTGAGGGCCTTGGATTCACGGTTGTTCCTTTCGGTCAAGGCTTTAAAGATATGTCACCGCCCACTAAGGAACTGATGAAGCTGACTTTAGAAGAAAAGCTGGCGCACGGCGGTCAGCCTGTTTTGCGCTGGATGATGGATAACATTTTTGTCAGAACCGACCCGGCTGGCAACCTCAAACCGGATAAAGAAAAGTCTACCGAGAAGATTGATGGTGCTGTCGCTACGATTATGGCACTGGATAGAGCAATCCGGTGCGGTGGTGGAGTTACGGAATCAGTGTATGATGACAGAGGACTGCTCATTTTATAGGATTACTTGCAATTTGCTGAATGATGGAATATCATAAAGTAAATAACGAACTGCAAATTATTTATATTAGGCGGTGTTCATATGGATGACATAGAGTTAGTTGAGGTATCAAAAAAACACGAACAACAAGCAATGGCTTATAGACAAGAATATATTGATTGTGGCGAAAAACAAATCAATGGTAGTGGCGGATTTATAAAATATGAAAATTTTGATGAATGGTTAGAAAATGTTGCAATTCAGAAAAAGAAAGAATGTTCATTGACCGACACTCCTGCCACAACGTATTTTACTATTCGCAAAAAGGACAATAAGGTAATTGGTTCTATTCAATTACGACATCACTTGACAGAAGAGTTGCAAAAAGATGGTGGCAACATCGGCTACGGAATATGTCCCTCTGAGAGAGGTAAAGGATATGGAACTATACAATTATCACTTGTGTTGCATCAAGCAAAGGCGCTTAATATAGCAAAAATTATGATTTCATGTAATAAAGATAATAGAGCCTCTGCTGCAGTTGCCATTCATAATGGTGGGGTATTGGCAGGAGAAGGATTTGATGAGGATGAAGGAAAAGTAACGGAAATTTATTGGATTGAGATTATGTAACGAATAAGCATTATGTGAAGCTCTTATTAACCAATCCAACAACAAAATATCCAAATCCAAAGGACGACCAATCGGTCGTCCTTTCCTTTTACCCATTTTTAGGAGATGATGCAAAATCAGCATATTCAAGAGTCTGTTTCACTCTCGCGATAAGCCACAAAACATCCTGCCCGGCAGCAATTACAGCTTTTTCTTTGGCGGTACGACAAGTGGGAAAAACGTCAATGAGCGCAGTGCCATGCAGACAACGGCTGTGTACTCCTGCGTGAGAATTCTATCGGAGGCCATAGCAGGGCTTCCACTTCACACCTACCAATACAAGCCGGACGGCGGGAAAGAAAAAGCAATCAACCATCAGTTGTATTATCTGCTCCATGACGAGCCAAACCCTGAGATGACTTCATTTGTGTTTCGAGAGACACTGATGAGTCATCTTTTATTATGGGGAAATGCCTACGCGCAGATTATCCGGGACGGCAGAGGAAATCCGTTGGCACTTTATCCGCTATTACCGGACAGAATGACAGTGAATCGAACCACAAATGGAGAGCTTTATTATCAGTATTGCAGTGATAATGGAGAGGTGATTCTTCGTAAAGAAGAAGTCTTACATATCCCCGGTCTTGGCTTTGATGGCCTAGTAGGATATTCTCCTATTGCAATGTCAAAAAATGCGATTGGCATGGCCATCGCCTGTGAAGAGTATGGTGCAAGATTCTTCGCGAACGGTGCAAGCCCGGGTGGAGTGCTGGAACATCCCGGTGTGGTAAAGGACCCCGCAAGAGTTCGGGAAAGTTGGAATTCCGTATATCAGGGCAGCAGCAATGCCCACAGGGTGGCTGTGCTTGAAGAAGGCATGAAATTTCAAAGCATCGGTATCCCGCCGGAGCAGGCACAGTTTTTGGAGACAAGAAAATTTCAGATTAATGAGATCGCACGAATCTTTCGTATCCCGCCGCACATGGTCGGAGATCTTGAGAAATCTAGCTTTTCTAATATCGAGCAGCAGTCGCTTGAGTTTGTCAAATACACGCTTGACCCGTGGGTAGTGCGGTGGGAACAGGCAATTCAAAAATCATTGATTCTGCCATCGGAAAAGCGGAGATATTTTGTCAAGTTCAATGTGGATGGATTGCTGCGTGGTGATTATGCTTCACGAATGTCCGGGTATGCAACGGGAAGGCAGAATGGCTGGCTGTCCACAAACGATATCCGGCTGCTTGAAAATCTCAATTGTATCCCGGAAGAACTCGGTGGCAATTTGTATCTCATTAACGGCGCGATGACGAAACTGCAGGATGCCGGTGCATTCGCCCAGCAGACCGAGGCGTCACCCAACAATACAGAAACGGAGGATAAAACAGATGGAGCAAACAGCGCAGGCAGAAAAGAAAAATTCACCACAAAGTAAAGTGCGTGGATTGAGTCCAACACCACGCTGGTGGAACTGGGTAAAAAATGAAGATAATATTAGGACGTTGTATCTCGATGGTGCGATTGCCGAGGAAAGCTGGCTGGGAGATGAGATTTCACCTAAGCAGTTTAAATCGGAGCTGATGAATGGGGAAGATGACATCACAGTGTGGATTAATTCACCCGGCGGCGATGTCTTTGCGGCTTCGCAAATTTATAACATGCTCATGGATTACAAAGGCAAGGTTACTGTAAAAATTGATGGGATTGCTGCCAGTGCCGCCTCAGTCATTGCGATGGCTGGAGGCGACATTTTAATGTCACCGGTCAGTATGCTGATGATTCACAATCCCATGACCGCTGCGTTCGGAGATACTGAGGAAATGAGCAAAGCAATTGGCCTTCTGAGCGAAGTAAAGGAAAGCATCATCAATGCATACGAGCTGAAAACAGGG